GATCTCCACTATGCCAGTGTACTGCGTACCCGTAAGCTGACCGTCGCCGGGATCGAACCTTCAGTGGAGGCCGCTAGCGATGATGCTCGCGACATTGATATTGCTGATGCTGTTCGTAACCTCATCACCCAGCCACAAATTCCGGAGCTGCTTTTTGATCTGCTTGACGGTCTGGGGAAAGGCGTGGGCGTCTGTGAAATCCTCTGGGATACAAGCAACCAGTTCTGGCAACCCCGCGATTATGAATGGGTGGATCCTCGTTTCCTGAAGCCGGACCGTGAGACCTTACGCGACTTCCGTCTGTTAACGGATGCCAGTCCCATTGAAGGTGAACCCCTGACGCCCGGTAAATATGTTGTGCATCAGCCACGCCTTAAATCGGGTCTCCCGTTACGCAACGGCCTGGCGCGTCTGGTGGCGGTGATGTACATGCTCAAGTCCTATACCGTCAGGGACTGGTGGGCGTTTGCCGAGAAGTTCGGTATTCCCGTTGTGGTCGGTAAGTACGGTAATAACGCCAGCCCGGAGCAGATCCAGACGCTGCTGGAAGCCATCGCGTCACTGGCATCAGATGCCGGTTGCGCCATTCCGGCTTCGATGACCCTTGAAATGCAGGAAACCGCCAGCCGTAATAACGGTGGTGCGCTCTTTAAAGAGATGGCCGTCTGGTGCGATGAGCAAATCAGCAAGGCCGTGCTGGGTCAGACCATGACCACCGATAACGGAAGCTCCCGGTCACAGGCGGACGTGCATGACCGGGTGCGCATGGATATTGCCCGCTGGGATGCCCGGCAGCTTGAGAACACACTCAATGAATTTCTGGTGCGCCCCTTCGTTATCATGAACTACGGGCCACAGGATTCTTATCCCCGCGTCGTGCTGCGCCTGAGTGAACCCGAAGACCTGAAGATGCTGGTTGATGCGCTGACCCTCTGATTGATCGGGGTATGGAGGTGCAGATGTCAGAGGTGCGTGACAAGTTCGGCCTGTCAGAGCCTGAGAAAGGCGCGGCATTGCTGACACCCTCCAGCCAGGCGCTCCAGCCTGCGCTGGCGATAAACCGGGAGCGCCTTGCCCTGAACCGTAACCAGCAGGACGATATTGATCTGATGGTTGCTGATGCCATGCAGGACTGGCAGCGTACCGGCGATGCGTTTACCAGCCCGGTGCTGCAACTGGCGAAGGATGCTGACAGCTTCGACGCGTTTCTGGCCGGTCTGCCGGAACTTCAGAAAACGCTTGAACCAGACGAGTTCGTCACGCAACTGGCGCAGCTCTGCTTTAAGGCCCGTGCTCTGGGAGATGTAAACGATGCGTAAACCTGAACGCAAACCGGACATTATCCCGAAGGAAGCGCTGGAGTGGCTGAAGGCGAAAAAGCTGAAGCCGGGCTTCGATTATCGAGACGTGTGGCAGGAAGAGCACCGTTACGGTTACACCGTCGCGAAGATGACGCAGCTTGATTTGCTGGCCGACGTTCGCCAGCTCGTCGAGGATGCGCTGGAGAACGGCCAGACATTCGCGCAGTTCCGCGAGCTGTTGCGCCCTTTACTGGTAAAGCGCGGATGGTGGGGACAGGCGCTGATGGATGACCCGCTGACGGGGGAGACCCGGCAGGTGCAGCTCGGCAGCGAACGGCGAATGCGCGTTATCTATGACACCAATATGCGCACTGCCCGCGCAGCCGGTCAGTGGGAACGCATCCAGCGAACAAAGCGGGCGATGCCGTATCTTGTTTACACGCTGGGACCGTCACGGGAGCACCGGGCGGAGCATCTGAAATGGGCGAATACCTGTCTACCGGTTGACCATCAGTTCTGGATAACACATATGGTGCCGAACGGCTGGGGTTGTAAATGCAATGTTCGTCAGGTCAGCCTCTATGAGTTTGAGCAAATGCAGCAGAACGGCACCATCACGACAACCGCACCGGATGTCCGTTACGTGAAGTGGGTCAATAAGCGCACGGGCGAGGAAGAATCCATTCCAGAAGGGGTTGATCCGGGTTGGGCATACAATCCGGGTATTTCCCGCAGCGATGCACTCAGCCTACAGTTGAAGCAGAAACAACAGGCATTTGACAGTTATACATCATCGCAGAAATAATCCCCCTCAGACGCGCCCGGTGACGATATCGTGATTTATGCTACGATGGCGCGTGGGAATTTTATCTAACGTCTGTACGCGCTTTTAAACGGGTTTTAAACGGGGTTCCCCGCGTCGTTTACAGTAAAGCCCGTTAATCCATCTTCCCTTTCTTTCTCCCGCATGCTGTCCGGAGTCTTTTACGACAACGGACAACACCATGAAACCGACCAACACGGAACTGCTGGCACTCTGCTTTCAGCTTCCTGAACTTGCTGATGATGCGCTGCCGGAATGGCTGCCAATGATACCGGCCGGAACCTTCACCGGCCGCGATGGCCGTTCGTGGATCAACAACCAGCCGGAATCCGTCATTCGCGCCACCCTGAGCTATCCCAAACTGCCGTTTGATATTGAGCATGCCACCGAACTGAAAGGCCCCAAAGGCGAAGAAGCTCCGGCCTTTGCATGGCTGGACGATTACCGCATCCGACGATGGCGTAATTGAGGCGCATGTCGAATGGACTGCTGACGGTGCCGCACTGGTTCGTGGCAAAAAATACCGCTATTACAGCCCGGCATTTCGATTCACTGCGGATGGTCAGGTGACCCGCCTGTCCAGCGCCGGGCTGACTAACAAACCCAACCTTGATTTACCCGCACTCAACTCAGAGGAAAACACGATGACAGTACCTGTCCAGATTGTGACGGTGCTCGGCCTCGCGGCTACGGCCAGCGCGGACGATGCAGTCAAAGCCATTCAGCAGCTCAAAACCAGCGAGCAGGTTGCCCTTAACCGCGCGGAGAACCCGGACCTGACGAAGTTCATTCCGGTTGAGACTCACCAGTTAGCACTTAACCGGGCTGAAACGGCTGAAGCACAGCTCAGTGCAATCGCCATCAAAGAAGCAGAAGCACTGGTTGATGGCGCTATCGAGGCCGGAAAAGTTGCCCCGGCCAACCGTGAAATGTACCTCGCCACCTGTCGCTCTGAAGATGGCCGCAAGCAGTTTGCGGAGTTCGTTAAAGGTGCGCCAGTCATTGTCAGCAAGGACCCGTCCGACAAAAAAGATCCAGGCGGTGATGGCAACACCACACTTTCCGATGAAGACCTCGCGATGTGTCGCCAGATGGGCATCACCCAGGAAGAATTCCTTTCCGTTCGTAAGCAGGAGAAATAATCCATGCAGGTATCCGCAGAAGTATTGCATGCGCTGACCACCGCCCTGAGCGCCGCCTTTACCAAAGGTGTCGGGCGGGTCAACCCGCAGTATCGCTCCATCGCCACGGTCATTCCCAGTACCGGCGCATCTAACACTTATGGCTGGGTTGAAGATTTCCCGACGATCAAAGAGTGGATCGGGGAACGTCAGCTGAAAGAACTGGCTCAGGCCGGGTATACCATTACCAACAAGACCTGGGAAAACTCGGTCAAAGTTAAGCGCGAAAAAATCGAAGACGATCAGATTGGTCAGTATTCCGTGATTGCTGAACAGCTTGGCCGCGATACCACCATTTTCCCGGACAAGCTGTCGTTTGAGTTGCTGTGTAAAGGTTTTGATACGCTGTGCTGGGACGGCCAGTATTTCTTCGATACCGATCACCCGGTCGGCACATCCACCGCCTCAAACGTGATCGGCGACCCGACAACCGACGCAGGCGAACCGTGGTTCCTGGTGGATGCGACACATGCCCTGTTACCCATCATTTACCAGGAGCGCCGTCCATTTAATTTCACCGCCCTTGATGATCTCACCAGTGAGCGCGTGTTCCTTCAGAACGAATTCGCCTATGGCACCGATGGCCGCAGTAACGTCGGCTTTGGCTTCTGGCAGACCTGTGTCGGGTCGAAAGCAGCGCTGAACAAAGCTAATTATGAAGCCGCCGTCTCCGCAATGATGGATATCACTGACTCCAACAGCGAACCACTGGGCATGAACCCGACACTACTGGTTGTCGGTAAAAACAATCGCGGTGCCGCGAAGTCGCTTATCGAAGCGCTCATGGCAGATGGTGGCGGTTCCAACATCTATTACAAAGACGTTGATCTGCTGATTTCACCTTACGTAAAAGCCTGAGTCCGTTACGTAAAAAATAACGTAACCCTGCATTACAGGAGGGGTTAACCCTCCTGTAAATCACCGCTAACAGAGGTTTAAAAAGTGAGTGGAAAAACTGAAAAGAAATCTGTCAAACCCGCAGCCGGTAGCGACACAACCACGGCACAGAAAGACATCAAAGGCACGCAGGACACAACTGTCAAGACGGACCCGGCATCGCTGGCACCAGTTACTTCTGCTGACGGTCAGACATCACAATCAACGGTTACAGCGACAGATGGTGAAGCTGGCCCGGAATCTGATGCTACCGCCACCATTGCAGGAGTAACACCGTCCCCGGAGACGGACCATTCTCATCTTCAGGATGCGGGGGTTAATACAGTCATGTCCGCACTATGCCAGTCAGTTTCGGATGGTGTTCATATTTCTGGTGACGTGACCGTGCTGGAAGTTCGCGCAATCCCTGAAGGTGGATTTCACCGCGCGGGACGTTTCTGGCCGCATGACCCGGTGCATGTCTTCGTCAGTGATGATCCGGACGAGCAGGTTCTGGAAGATGGCAGCGGTCAGCCGCTTTATGGCTGTGTTATCAGCACCGCAGATGCCAGCCGTCTAAACCGGGAAAAGATGCTGGTCGTTACTGAGCTGAAACCAAAGGCGGAGGAAAGCTGATGGGTATCTACGTGACGCGGGACGATTTGCTGGCAACGGATGCGGAACGCGTCTGGAACATGGCGCTGAACAAAGCTACCCAGCAGCTTGATGAGGAGAAGATCCAGCGTGCAATTGATGATACTGACGCGGAAATCAATTCCTTTCTGGCGAAGCGTTATCACCTGCCGCTGAATCTCCCGACACTCCCGAGTCCGTTACGTCGTGCGGCGGTCTCCATCGCGTTCTACTGGCTGTCTGAACGTGACAGCCAGATCACCGACGAGATCCAGAAGCGCTACGACGATGCCCTGCGTACGCTCCGGGAAATCGCCAACGGCACCCGTGACCTTGGCGTACCGTCTGATACGCCGGTGCCTGAAACTGACACCGGCAAGCTGATTATTGTCAGCGATAACCGACGTCTGTTCACCCGTAACAACCTTAAGGGTGTGCTCTGATGGGAATAACCGTTGAGGTGACAGGGGCAGAGAAGCTCCAGACTATCCGCAAGGCAATGGAAAAGCTGGCCGACAGTTCGCTTCGTCAGGAACTGCTTGAAAGCATCGGCGCGGTGGCGGAGTCCCAGACACGTCGCCGTATCGCCAGCGAAAAAAGCAGCCCGGCAGGTGCAAAGTGGCAGGACTGGTCTGACAACTATGCAAAGACCCGCCACGGTAACCAGAGCCTGTTGCAGGGTAATGGCGACCTGCTGGACAGCATCCAGTATTTCGTCAGCGGCGAGCGGGTGCATATCGGTACGCCACTGCCTTACGGCAAAACGCACCAGGAAGGCTTTTCCGGTAGCGTCGCTGTGTCTTCCCACAAGCGCCTTATCACACAGGCATTCGGCCGGGCGCTGAAGCACGGCGTCTGGCAGACCGTGGGGCGCATCAGCGCCAGATGGACATCCCGCAGCGCGAGTTCCTCGGTCTGTCTGCGGATAACAGTAACGAGCTGACCAGTGTGATCGGCGATTTCTGGAGTGAGGTTCTGAAATGAGTGAACGTCCTGCGTTCGTGACCCTCGGCAGTACGGTCAGTGCCGCTGAAAACATCGTGGCCTGGCTGAAGACGGAGCTGGAAGGCAACACGCCAGACCGTGTGGAGATAGTGGAGCGTCATGTCGGCCAGTTCAGTACGCCGGATGAGGTGAAGCGTTACCTTTCCGGGCGTTCCGGCTGCGTGCGTCTTGCGGCCCTGCGCGTACGTAATATCAGTAACCGCAACGGTATGACGGGGCTGGTGACGTGGGCGGCCTACGTCATGACCTCCGACTCATGGGGCTATGCCCGTGATGCCCGCTGCGAGGTTCTGGCCGGGAAAATCGCCCGCCGCATTTCAGTCCGGGAGGCTCCCCGCGCCATGAAGGCTGAGCGCATGGCGGAAAATATCGGCGCTGAAAATATCTACTCCGGCCGCCTGGATAACTTTGGCGTCAGTCTCTGGGCGGTGACGTGGGAACAGGTGTTTCGTCTGGATGACGAGATTGATATGGCCGCACTGCCGGAGTTCCTGCGACTTGGCGCATCGTTTGTCGTGAACGGCCAGCCGGTTACTGAAGAGCCGGACATCATTAATGTAAGAGAAGGTCAGACTGATGAATAAAAAACTGATTAAGCCCGCCCGCCCCGGTCTCCGGGTACGTAAGGCAGATGGCAGCCTGCTGAATGCTGATGGCGAAATACTTGCTGTCGCTGCGTACTGGCGACGTCGTGAATCCGAAGGTGATGTGGTTATCACCGCGCCATCCAAACCCAAATCCGGCAAAGCTGATAAGGAGGCATGATGGCTCTGGGTAACATTCCTGATGATATCCGCGTCCCGCTGGTGTGGATCGATATCGATAACTCAATGGCGATGAGCGGTGCGCCAGCTCAGTCACGCAAAATTCTGGTGATCGGCCAGCAGGTGGAGAGCGCCAGTGCTGAACCACTAACGCTCAATCGCATCACCGGCGACAGTATGGCGGATGAATACCACGGCCGGGGATCCATGCTGGCGGAGATGCTGAAAACCCTGCGTAAGGCAAACAGCTATACCGAGACTTATGCAATGGGACTGGCTGACATCATCACCGGTGCTGCTGCGACAGCCAGTATTACTGTCGTGGGAGACGCTCTCGCTGCCGGTACGCTTGCCCTTCTGATTAACGGTGTGTCCGTACAGGTCGGCGTCGCTCAGGGGGATTCTGCTGAAACCGTGGTGCAGTCCGTCATTACGGCCGTCACAGCGAAAACCGCCACGCAGGTCAGCGCAGTCGTTGACGGTGAGAATGCCGCCTCAGCGGTGCTGACGGTGAACTGGAAAGGTGTGACAGGCAACGACTGCGACGTACGCCTGAACTACTACTCAGGTGAGAAAACACCGTCCGGTATCAGCGTTACCGTGACACCGTTCACGGGTGGTGCCGGTACGCCGGATATTCAGGCTGTTGTCGCCGCGCTGGGTGATGACTGGTACACCGACATCGTTTTCCCCTACAACGACACGCAGAGCCTCAACACTATCCGCGACGAGCTGCTGGAACGCTGGGGGCCGCTGAAGATGATGGAGGCGCAGCTGTGGACTGCATTCCGTGGAACACATGCGCAGACCGGCACGTTCGGCAGCGCCCGCAACGACTGGCTGATTTCCTGTATCGGCACCAACATTTCCCCGGAGCCGGTCTGGTTATGGGCGGCAAGCTACGGCGGAACGGCAGCTTATCAGCTTGCCATCGACCCGGCCCGTCCGCTTCAGACGCTGGTACTGACAGGTATCAAGTCGCCAGCCCGCGCCGTTTCGCTGGGACATGCCGGAGCGTAATCTGTTGCTGCACGATGGTATCGCTACCCACTTTGTGGATGCCGGGGACAATGTCTGCATCGAGCGTGAAATCACCATGTACCGCGTGAACAGCTTCGGTGACACCGACATCTCGTACCTCGATGTGCAGTCACCGGCAACGCTGGGACGTATCCGCTATGTCATCAAAAACCGTTTCACCAGCCGTTATCCGCGTCACAAACTGGCCGGGGATGATGTCCTTGATCTGCTCGATGCCGGACAGCCAGTGATGACGCCGAAAATCTGTCGTGCCGAGCTGCTGGATATTGCGCTGACCGGAGCTTATCCCGGCCGGGCTTGTGGAAGATTTCGACGATTACAAAGACACGCTGGACGTCTCCATCGATTCCAGCGATCCAAACCGCCTGAACTTCATCTGTCACCCAAACCTGGTGAATCAGCTGCGCGTTCTGGCCGGTCTCATCCAGTACAAACTCTAAGGGGAAGCTATGTCGAGCATTCTGGGAATGGCGGCCATCCGTATCAACGGCCGCGAAATCAAGACCGAGGGAAAATCCACCCTCAATCCGGGCGGGTATCAGCGCCAGCAACATATGGGCGCTGGCAAAATCTGGGGGATTTCCCGTAAGACCGCCGCCCCGTCCATCAAACTGACCATTGCGGCAGACCAGGACGTTGATGTCATCGAGATAAGTCAATGGGAGGACGTCACCGTGATGTTCTACGGCGACAACGGCCTGAACTACATGATGACCAAAGCGGCAACGGACAACCCGGCCGAACTGGACGAAGACGCCGGAACCGTGACGGCAAACTTCAATCGGCGTTCAGTGTGGAAGGTGTAAGACATGGCAACGATTGATTTGATCTGATTCATGGCCTGCGCACCGGCGCAGGCACCACCGATGAGGCGATGCACAAAACTGTCAGGCTGCGCGAGCTGACCACGGATGACATTGTGGACTCGCAGCTGGCGGCCGAACGTGTCGTGATTGGTGAGAACGGTAAGGCGGTTGCCTACTGTTCTGAAGTCCTTGTCGGGCTGGAGATGCTGCGCCGTCAGATTGCCAGTATTGGCTTTTATCCCCGGCCCGCTGGATATGAAACAGTTACGTCGTCTGCACCCGGACGACCTGAATCTCATCAACGAAAAAGCCGCCGCACTGGATGACATGCTCCGCGAGGTGGCTGAACGGGGCGAGCTGATGCCGCTGGCAGCGGCACTGACCCATCTGCTGATTAATCTTTCACAGCGCTTTGATATTCAGCGTCTCGGACAGCTGCCCCTGCGGCAGCTGTTAACACTGGTGCGGCAAACTGGAGAAACAATATGGCCGGAAATCGCCTTAGTACGGAAATTCTGATTAATCTCGCCGGTAACCTTCAGGCCAAGGCCCGCCAGTACGGAGCCAGCATGTCCGAGTTTTGCCAGCCGTAATCAGCGGCGATGTCCATTGTTCGGGCGACGTCTGAAGCGGCCGGACGTGGACTGGACAGGTTGGGCAACCGTTACACCGCCTGATTGCCAGCGTGGCCGGGGGCGCAGCCCTGCGGGAGTTTGCAAAAACGGATCGCATGTTGACCGAACTGGGGATTGCCGCCGGGAAGACGCGCGAGGAGATGCGCAAGATTTTTTCTGATACCCAAGATGCGTCCATCAAATTCAGGGTGGACGATTCGGAAGTGATGGCGGCAATTCTAATGTCAACAAAATGACCGGCGATCTGGATTTTGGTGTCAGTAATAAGGACATGATGGCGGCTTCTATCGCAGCATCCCGGATCTGATGGTGAATCAATCGGTGGGTTGTTCGCCAGTTTCCAGAAATTCAAAACCAAAAATGAACATGAAAACCTTCTGGCGATGGATCTGCTGAACCAGTTGGGTAAGGAAGGTGGTTTTGAGCTTAAAGATTTTGCCGAGAAAGGTACCAAGATCTTTTCCGCTTATGCCGGAACCGGGAGGACTGGCCCTCAAGCACTCAAAGAAATGGGCGTGGTTATGGAGTCGGCAATGGATGCCGTGGGGGATAAAGACCTAGCAGCCACTGCGTCCTTTAACTTACTTAACGATCTACGTAACCCGAAAATTGCTAAGGTACTGGAAGCCAGTGGCGTCAGACTACGTGATATGCAAGGGAACATGCTCCCCATCAATAACATAGTTAAAGATATCGCTCAGCGCTCCGGTAAGGATGGCTCCAAGCGTCAGGATGAGCGGCTTGCCAAAGCGGGGTTTACCGATTACAGCCGATTACTCATTTCCAGCGTTACTACTGGTAAAGGGGCCGAAAACTTTGCTCGCTATAACGCGGTTGTCGCTGATGGTTCGGGCATTATGACCGACGCCAAGTATGCGGCGCAGGATTTCACCTCTGCAATGAGCAGTCTCAACGTCACCTGGAAACAGTTCGCTAACAACAATCTGGCAAAACCGGTTCAGGAACTGGCTGATGCTATCAACAGCATGGAGCCAGCAGCCGTTCAGCGCTGGCTGGAAGTAGGTAAATACCTCGCTATTGCTGTTGGAGGTGTTATAGCTGCGCGTAAAGCCTTCCAGATTGGGAAAGGCACCTGGGACTTTTTCAACACCGTCCGGGGGAAAAACGGCAAAGGTGGCGTAGCCGGTGGAATCGCTGATGTGTTCGGCTCTGGCGTGATGCCTGTCTATGTCGTGAACATGGGGGCCGGTGGTATGGGGGGCGGTATCACTGACGCGCTGGGTGAAGCCGGAGGTCGTGGTGGTGGACTCCCCGGACGGTTTGGTCGCCTTGCCCGTGGTGCGGGAAAATTTGCTGGCATAGCAGGTGCAGGGGTTGCGCTTTATGACCACCTTGAAAGCAACTACAGGCTCGATGGCCGGGTTGATAACCTGACCAAACAGGTTGTGGAAGATAAAAATGCTTCCGTGCAGGAAAGAGCCTTTGCTGAAGAAAGCCAGCGTAACCGTCAGGCTCTGGCGAATAAATGGAAGCAATGGTTTGGCGGTGACGATACACCACGAACAAAAGTTGTTGATCCGCGCCCGTGGGCCTCGATGGCTCCTGTCATCCCCGCCGTAAATTTCGCATCGGTGCCTGCGCCATCAGACCCGAAAGGTCCCACCATTCCACAGCTTAAGAGTGATGAGCACTCATTGTGGGCGACTATCGCCGACTTTTTTAAGGGGGCCAATACCACCATTGAAAGCGGTATGCCTTCGGTAGCTCAGGAGGACAAAGCGCCACAGCTTCCGCCTGTTCCTCCGAAGCTTCAGGGTGAAATCCGGGTGATTGTTGAAGGCGATGCGCGGGTTAAAAGCGTGAAAATGGATCAGCCAGGTGTCACGCTCAGTGCCTTCGCAGGCGTCTCTAATGTGGAGCAAAACTGATGGGTACGACGAAATGGGAAGACCTGCGCGAAGCGTCGTTTCGGGCGTGGCGTTTTATCTGGTGGATAACGAAGGCACCAGCGGCCGTCGTGCCATCCCCCGCGCATACCCGAAAAAAGAAGTGGGATGGACCGAAGACAACGGCGCTGTACTGACACAGCAGCAGATTAACGGGAAGTTAATTGGCAGCAGTTACCAGTCACAACTGGAAGATCTGCTGCGTGCACTCAATACACCGGGACCGGGGGAACTTGTTCACCCGTGGTTCGGGATCCAGAAAGTCCAGGTGGGTAAAGTGAATCACCGCCTGAGCACACAGGAAGGCGGTATTGCGTATATTTCCTTTGAGGTCTCTGAAGCTGGCGAACGCCTGTTCCCCGCAGCGGCTGAAAATACCAGCCTGACCGTACTTAGAGGCGTGGACAAAGTGAAAGCAGCGCTTGAGAACGGTGATTTCTTTGCTGTGCTCGATGGGCTGGGCGAGATGGTCGATACCTTTCTGGATGACATGGAAGGAATGGTCGTTAACCTGCTCACCCTGCCATCGGCCATCACCGAGTGGATGGATCGGCTGGTCGTTTCCGTGGTCTGGTTGATGTCATCGTTGCGAAGCCTGCGAACTTCATCAACGAAATTCTGGGGCTGGTCAGTGGTGTGCATGAGACCGTGACTGAACCGCTCTGGTCAATGCGTCTCTATGACCGGTTACGCAGCCGCTGGGAAGGTGCACAGTCAGAAGGTTCCGGGGCGGGTATCAGTCGTGCAGAAGCGGCGGCCACCCGCCAGTTACCACAGTGTTATGTCCGTCACTCCGGGGTCAGTGGAAAGGAGGTGTCGGGGGATTTGCCAGCAGTATTCCCACAGTGGCAACCACACCATCGCCAGCGATGCAGGCCAACATCACCGGGTTTACGCAGGTGGTCGTACTGGCAACCCTGCTGGCACAGGCGGAAACCATCGCGCAGACGACGTTCCGCACCAGCGAAGAGGCTGTCAGTACCGGTGATGCTCTGGCCGTTCTGCTGGCTGAGCAGGCCGTCATTGCCGTTGAAAGTGGTCAGCGTGAACTCTGGCGCACGCTTCGCGATCTGCGTTTTGCCGTGGTGAATGACGTGCGCATCCGTAGCGCCAGACTGCCGCAGACGCGTCTGCTGTCTCCGACGATCACCTCTTCCGTCTCACTGATAGCCTGGAGGGAAACCGGCAACACAGAGAACCGGGACACCATCACACTGAGAAACCGGCTGCGCGACCCTTCCTTTATCCTGCCGGGGTAAAACTATAGAGGTAACTGAATAATGGAATCTGTTGTTCTGACGGTGGATAGTCAGCAGTGGGACGGCTGGACGGAAATGTCGATCACGTCCTCACTGGAGGCCATCGCCGGAGAGTTCGATCTGACTGTCACCACGCAGTGGTCTGAAGCATCCCCCCGCGTTATCCGGCAGGGTATGCCCTGCACGGTGGCTCTTGGCAGCGATACGGTAGTCACTGGTTATATTGATGATTTTATTCCGAGTTATGACGCTGAGAACGTGAGTATCCGGGTCACCGGCCGTGACAAAACCGGCGATCTCGTTGACAGTTCTGTTGTTCACAAATCCGGGCAGTGGAAAGGCGTTCGCCTGGAGAAACTGGCGGAAGAAATCTGTAAACCCTACGGTGTCGCCGTCATTAATGAGACCGACACTGGTGAAGCGTTCCCCTCCGTTGCTCTTGAACAGGGTGAAACCGCCTTTGACTTGCTTGATCGGCTGGCGAAGCAACGCGGCGTTCTGCTGACCGCTGACGGGCTTGGGCGTCTTGTTATCACCCGTGCATCAACAAAACGCGCTGGCGTTGCTCTGGTGCTGGGGAAAAATATCCTTGCAGCGCGTGGCCGCTTCAGCTGGCGTGAACGCAACAGCCAGTACATCGTCAAAGGCACCACCAGTGCCGGTGGCAGTACATGGGACGAACAGCCCGCAAAAGTGACCGGCGGGCGTCAGACCATCGTTGATGACAACGAGATCAACCGCTACCGCCCTAAAATCCTCGTAAACGAAGACAGCCTGACCGTGGGCGGCGCAAACACGCGCGGTGAGTGGTTCAAGGCCCGAATGCTGGGCGAAGCAAACAGCACTGAAATAACGCTGGCAGGCTGGCGCGAGAACGGCGACAGCGGCCCGCTCTGGCAGAAAAATCAACTGGTCGATATTGATGACCCGGTGCAGAACCTGAAGACCACCTGGCTGATAAAAACCGTCACGTTCACCGAAGGTGACAACGGCCGAATCTGTGTACTGACGCTGGTGCCTCCGGAATCAATGGATCTTCCTCTGACCGATGCGAAGAAGAAAGGTAAGAAGGCGAAGAAAGGTAAAACGGTGACGACATGGGACTGAATCCGGCAAATATTGGTCGCACGCTGACGGGTCTGGGGCGACGTCTTCGCCTGATGGTTGATCGGGCTGTTGTGCGAATTGTCACCGACAGTCTGGGGCGTCAGAACCTTCAGATCCAGTCGCTGGCTGACGCCACTAACGACGATGTTGAACGCTTCCAGAACTACGGTTTTACGTCAGTTCCGCCAGTGGGTTCTGAAGCCATCGTGCTTGCAGTCGGAGGGCGTCGTGAAGGTCTGGTGGCAGTTGCCGTCGAAGATAAACGCTGTCGTCCGAAAGGACTGAAGGACGGGTGATGTCTGCATCTATCACGCAGACGGTCAGGCTCTGGTTATTCTGAAGAAAGACGGCGTGGCAGAAGTAAGAGTAAAAACGGTTAATTACACCGCCACTGACTTATTCGAGATAACTACAGCTCAGTTCAAAGTAAACGGGCCGTCAGAATTCTCGGAGGATATTGTGGTAGGTGAAAAATCCTTCCTTGAGCATTTCCATATAGACGGTGACGGCGAAAAAACATCGGAGCCGAAATGGACTATCGGGATCACCTGGAATAACCAGCTGTCGCGCGGCGAGCTGACGGTGACGCATGATGGCCTCACTCTGGATGAGGGGCTGGTCACACTGGTGTTGATATGCCTGTTCACCGATACCCGAGCTGATGACGATGATGTCATTCCAGATAACACCGGCGACCCGCGCGGGTGGCCGGGGGACACCTTCAGTGCGTATCCGTGGGGTTCAAAGCTCTGGTTACTTGACCGCGAAAAGCTGACAGAGACGGTGCGCCAGCGTGTTGAGGATTATGCCAGTCTTGCCATGCAACCCTTATTGCGTTCGGGTTATGCCAGAACAGCCAGTGTGACGGCGGTAATCAGTGGTGCTGACCGCATCAATTTTATTGTCATCCTTAGCCGCCCGGACAAGACGCAGTTGCGTATTGAAATCAGTAAACGTTGGGAGGCGACAGAGCATGCCCTTTGATATTCCGGCGCTTCGTAAGCTTATCGCCGACGGTGAGAAAGACATTGCGATTGAGCTGGGTCTGCAAACACTCCCGCCAGTGGGTGTGGAGAAGGCACTGAATGTGACGTTCAGCAGTCAGGTACGCGACCTTTATGACCATCAGAGCTGGATAAAAGACCAGATCATCCCGTCAGTAAAAGCGGATGACGACACAATTATTGAGATTGCAGCCAGTGAGGGTGTGATCCGTAAGCAGGCGACATTCTCTGGTGGCCCGGTGATATTCCCCGGACTGGCGAGTATTCCGGAAGACACCGAGATGCAGACATCATCCGGTGTGCTGTATCTGGTCGTTGCATCCGGGATGCCGCAGAACGGCCAGGTTATGGTCACAGTGCAGGCCAGCGACGCTGGTGTTGCCGGTAATCTTCCTGAAGGCGAGACCATGACGCTGCCTCTCTCCTGTTCCCGGCGTGGAAAGTGATGGCATTGTGGGTTCTGGCGGGCTGACCGGAGGCGCTGATATTGAGCCTGTAGCCGAGGTGCTTGACCGCCTGCTGTACCGTAAGCGCAATCCTCCTGTTGGTGGTGCACTGCATGATTACGTTATCTGGGCGCGTGAAATGGCGGGCGTCAGCCGCGCATGGTCGTGGGACGTCTGGCATGGTCCGGGTACTGTTGGTCTGGCATGGGTATACGACGGCCGTGAAGATATCACCCCAACGTTTTCAGGACAGAGCCGATATGGAAGCTTATCTGTTTCGTCACGCTGATCCGGCAACGGGTAACTTCGTCGGCAAGCCTGGCGGTATTGAAGTCTGGCCGGTTGAACTTCATCTGAAGCCGGTGCCGCTTGCTATCCGGCTGACGCCGGACACTCAGGCCACACGTCAGTCAGTAGAGGCCCGGTTGCTGATCCTCCAGCAGACAATGGCACCGGGTCAGACAATGGGCGTTTCTGCACTGCGTACTGCAATTGGTACGGCTTCAGGCGTAACGGATTACACACTTTGATATTGATGGAGATATTACCTGCGATCAGAACGAACTGATAACCGTTGGGGTGATTACATGGCTCACAGCGTAGATGAATGGCTGGGAGCGCTATGGCAGGTCATGCCACGAGGCAAGGCATGGTCGCGTGATAATGACAACGATTTAACGCGCTTTTTACGGGCATTAGCCAGGCGTTTAAGCCAGGCTGAATTTGATGCGGAACGGCTGCTGCCGGAGATGCGGCCAGAAACCACCTTTTTATTGCTGGAGGAATGGGAAGAATATCTGGAGTTACCTGAATGTGAGCAGGCATCCGGCACAATAGAGGATCGCCGTCGCGCTGTAGTGGAGAAATACCACCGTAAAGGCGGGCTGGCCCCGTGGCAGATTGAAGCGGTTGCTGCGGCTCTTGGGTTTACTATTCGCGTGAATGTGATCCTTCCTCACCACTGCCTGCGAAGTTGCATGTATCCACTTTATCCGGCGCGTTATCGCTGGATTTTACAGATTGATGTGCTCGGTATTAGTGGCGGGCGTTTTACGTGCATTGATAACGTTATGACGCCTCTGCTGAGTGATCGTGCCCGCGAACTGGAGTGTGTGATGACGAAATACCGGCTGGCCGGAACGGCCTACGATTATATTTATTATGCAGGAGATAACTGATGTTTTATGTCGATAACCCGACAGGCGTTCCGGTCATGCCAGAACCGTCGCCAGTCAGCAGCCTGACCGATTTGTTCTTTACTGAGGGTGGTAACGGCGTACCTCCGACTTATCCGGGGCCTGACTGGTTCAATATCATTCAGAGTGAGCTGATTAATATTGTCAGAGCCGCAGGGCTTGATCCTGACAAAATGGACAATACGCAAATTCTGGCTGCACTTAAAAAGCTGTTCCTGCAACGTCAGAATCCGTTCGGTGATATTAAGTCCGATGGCGCAGTTGCAACGGCTCTCGCAAACCTTGGTTTGGGAGATTTAGCCAAAGCGGGTGTTGGCAATGGGCTGATCGCCACAAATGGATACGCCACACTTCCCGTGATTATTGGCGGAGAAAAAAAGGTTCTTATCATTCAATGGGGAACTACGAGCACAACAGGTAGTGACGGAAAAGCTACTGCTACGTTTCCTGTTTCATTTACGCGAACCCCTTTTTATGTAGGCCTGACAGAAACAACCGGGGAAGCATCCGGCATTGGTTCTGTATGCGTGTGGTCAAAAGAGATCACATCCACCACCACAACCGGTTTTGCGGCGCTGGCGTCAAAACCCTGGGCATCGGCGTTTACAGCCGGGGAAGCTGCAAATTATCTCGCGGTAGGATTCTAATAATGAGCAAATATATATACAGCCCTTCCCATAACGCGTTTTATCTGACTGTATTAAAAACAGAGTATGAACTGTCTGGTAACTGGCCCGAAGATGGTGTGGAAATTAGCGATAATTTATTTATCGAATACACATCGACACCACCTGACGGGAAAGAACGTGGAGTTGGAGACGATGGCATGCCGTGCTGGGTAGATTTACCAGAACCGACAACCGAGGAGTTAATTGCTGCCGCAGAAAGCAAACGACAGCAATTAATCAATGAGGCTAATACCTGCATCAATAACAAACAATGGCCCGGTAAAGCTGCAATTGGCCGCCTGAAAGGCGAAGAACTGTCGCAATACAATCTGTGGCTGGATTACCTTGATGTGCTGGAAGCCGTTGATACATCCAGCGCACCGGATATTAACTGGCCTGTTCCCCCGGAACTGTAGGCCATACGGGTTTTTGTTGTATCAACGCGCATCAGCAAAACCCGGTATTTTATCCATTCAGCCAGTTCTGTGGTTTCCCGTTCTGTCGCGATTCCGGCGTCAACAGCGTCCTGCCTCCAGATTATTTCGGCATCTGCGGTTGCGCGTAACTGGCTTCTTATTGCTTCGGCCTCCGCTATTTCTTCTTCAGGTGATGGAGGGGGAGTGTCTGTTAATACCGGATGATTGCTGGCATCGTTCGACCACACTTTACCAGCAGGTAAATCTCCCGTTTTAAACGGGTGCTCATCATCATCAATCTCAATACAACCAGATAAGTCATGTATGTCCGGCAAAGCCTCATTACAGTCAACCGGATTCCAGTACCACATATTAATATCCCTCCGCAGTGTAATACCCTGTAAATGACGTTCCGTAGGCCGTTGATGGTGATGAGCCAAGCGTTATGTCCATAGTTGCCATAGAAAAGCCCGTCATGCCGATTTGGGCGGGGTTAGCAAACTCAAAATTGTTATTCGTATTCCCGTTCTCAGTGACATAGATCCCGTTAAATTGCGTCGTAAAACTGATCGGATAGTTAACTCTTGCTCCCGTTGCAGGGGTGCTGATTAAAAAGCGGGTTTGAGCTATCCCACGTTTTCCCTACTCGTTTAAAGCCGTCGCTATAAATCTCATACCACCCGTTTGCGTTCTGCCCCTTACTTACGAGGAAACGGGGCGTTTTTGCCAGCTCCCCCAAACCAACGTTTTCGATAATGATCGTTTCTCGCTCAAATGGCATTATTCACGCCATTTAAAGCGAGTTTAACCATGCTTATTGGCTATGTACGTGTGTCAACAAATGACCAGAACACTGCGTTGCAGCGTAACGCGCTGGAGTGTTCAGGATGTGAGCTGATTTTTGAGGACAAGATAAGTGGCAGAACATCGGACAGACCAGGACTCAAACGCGTACTCAGAACGCTATCTGAAGGTGATACTCTCGTGGTCTGGAAGCTTGATCGCCTCGGACGCAGCATGCGGCACCTTGTCATTCTGGTGGAGGAGTTGCGGGAACGGGGAATAAATTTTCGCAGCCTGACCGACAGCATAGACACATCATCACCTATGGGGCGCTTCTTCTTCCATGTGATGGGTGCTCTGGCCGAGATGGAACGTGAACTGATTGTTGAACGTACCCGTGCAGGACTGGCGGCAGCACGAGCGGAGGGGCGTGTTGGAGGTCGAAGACCCAAGTTAACACCTGAGCAGTGGGCGCAGGCTGGAAGGTTGCTAGCGGCCGGTGAGACCCGCCAGAGGGTGGCTCTCATTTATGATGTCGGAATCTCAACTCTGTACAAACGATTCCCGGCGTCTGACAGATAAATCAGGATCGCACGGGCGATCCAATTTTAATTGTCCAAGTGTCGCGATTTGTTTGGCGCGCGGCAGTAGGTGCCATAGTGGCTAAGGAAACCGCCGTAACAGTTCATCAGGCGGGCCACCAGAGAGGCGTAAGGCGAGGAGCGGGTGATGTTGCCGCCGACGATACCGGAGGTGTAGTTAATGTACACCGCCTCGTTACCGTATTTATCGACCGTGTTTTTCAGGCTGTTGCTGATGGTATCCAGCGCTTCTTCCCAACTGATACGCTCAAATTTCCCCTCGCCGCGTTTGCCTGTGCGTTTCATCGGATAGTTGAGGCGATCAGGATGGTTAATTCGTCGACGGATTGAACGTCCGCGCAGGCAGGCGCGCACCTGGTGATTACCATAGACATCTTCGCCGGTGTTGTCGGTTTCCACCCACCAGACTTCATCATCTTTGACGTGGAGACGCAGGGCGCAGCGGCTACCGCAGTTGACCGAACATGCTCCCCAGACCACTTTGTCTTCAACGGGCTGGATTGCCTGCTGCACGGCAGCCGCCGCGGTACGCATCCCGAAAGGCAAGGAGACCCCTCCGGCAGCGAGCGCCAGCGATCCTATCGCGGTGGATTTCACTAACGTCCTGCGGCTGATGCCTCCCTGTTGTTCAACATCGGACAT